CATACATGTATTAGAAGACCTTCAACTGTATTGAGTACGAGACAATACTCCCGCCGAATAGCATTTTGCATATCGTGGGCCTCTAAGGATAATGGTCAATATTTCACGACGGAAACGTCAGTACATTGAGTTGAAAACTGGTATCGGATTGAAGAAAATCTGCGCTTATCCAACGGATCAAATCTGGACGCCAAGAGAACCTCCGCGGGATGATAGAATTATAAGGAAATTGAAAGAGTTCGACCCTTCGATGGGTGAGAAGATGTCTGGGTATCACAGAACTTCTGGAAGTTTGGAAGGCATGGCGAGGGAGCTGCAGTTGTATAACAGGAAACGGCACCGGGAGTCTTGGATGAGCCAGGATATTCGTCAAGTCTGGGACCTGGCTATAGCAAACACGAGACGGCTTTTCAGATTGCCCTACAAAGTTCCGCTCCGGAAGATACATTGGTACAACCCCGAAAACACGAATTCTGGTTTTCCTCATCACAAGCGCCGCACTGATATCCGAGATCAGATAGTAGACGAAGCGTACAACTTGTTCAATCATATTGCTAAGACGCCGGAAAAGAGTTTTAAGTCTTACAACGTTCCACCTGTCCGGCCTTACCTCAAACCGATGGTTGCTCCAGTTGACAAGATAGTTAGTCGTGCCACTTGGTGCTACCCAGCTGTCATGTCCTGTTTAGAAAGCGTTTTCGGAACAAACGTTTACGTAGAGCTTTTGAAGCATCGCGATGCATGCAACATCCCTATTTGTTTGGGAAGAGGTATGTTCAAGAAAGTAGGCGACTTTCTTCGTACTGTGGACAAAACGCAAGGAGTGTTTATTGGAGATTACGTCAAAGGTGACAAGCAAGTTCCGGCTTACAAATTGAGAGTTGCTTTCTCAATTCTCGAAGACATGATCGACTTTGGTACGATCGGTTCGGAAAATCTTTCGCTTGAAGCGCAGGAGGCATTCAAGCGTAACTGGGCTTACGTAAAATGGTATTTTATCAACACCCCGTTCGTGTTTTGCGACGTACTTTACCGCAAAGACGGAGGTTTTCCAAGCGGCTCACTTTTCACACTTTTGCTCTGGCTCATAGTCAATATCTTGGACCGTGCTTTTATCAAGCTGCGCACAGAAGGAGAAGAACTGCAGAAGGGGGATGCTTTGGCGGGAGGAGACGATGGCGTCAGCATTCATGCCCCCCATCTCGACCTTGAAACCATCTGTGCAGTAGCTGAAGAAGTTGGGACTTACTTTCACAGGGAGCCTAAATCAAGTTTCTCGATTGGAG